GAGCGTTTTTATCCTAACTTACCTCCTATTCCAGATGCTGTAATACGTAAAAATAACGTTAATATTAAGCCAAAAGAGGTTGAAAAGTCAGATTCTATTACAAATAAGACAGATAGAGGTAATGGTGAGTTATCTGATACAGAAATATCGCTTCCAACAGCCAACAAAACAATTCCTTCTGTTCAAGCTACACCTTCACCAGCATTAGCTTCTTATACTCACGAGTATATTAAAGATCTTAAATGAAAAAGACAGATTTACATCTAATAGCAGAAAGATACGAGTCTATTATTGTAACTGAATCGAATGCTATCGATAAGTTACAAGGAGCTTTAGATGTAGTGGGGATTATTCCTGGATTAGGTGTAGGTGAAGTTGCGGACGCGTCAAATACTGTAATATCTGGGTTGAGAGCTGCATTAGCTAAAGAGCCTGATGAACGCAAACGTCATATTATCAATGCAGGTATATCAGCTGTTTCACTATTACCGTTTGCTGATGTAATAAAGGTACTTAAGCTTAGAAAACTGGGAGGTTTAGGCAGAACCGTAGCTAAGAAAGGTATTCAAGGTGCAAGAGCTGCACGTACATACGCAACGACGCAAAAAGCAGCTGGTAACAGATTCTCACAACCTCAAGAACACCAAGCTTAATTATGAACTACACTGATAAAAAGCAGTTAGAAGCAATATATGAAGCTCAGTTAATTTTTAATAGAATTAACGCTGAATCTCATTTATTAGAAGAAGGCTTTTTCGACTCTATTACTTCTGGTCTTAATTGGGGTGAATGGCTTAATAAGGCTCTTCCTTATATAGGTACTATCGGTCTATCCATGGTAGGAGTAAACTTAATTTCCAAGGTTTTAGAATTTCTTGGTAAAAAGGCTGATACTGTATCGGAAAAAGATGCACAGGCAATGTATAAATACGCTCCACCGGAAATACAAAAGCGATTCGATGAGCTAGCACAATTAAAAGAAAAGGATCCCGAAGCATATCAAGCAGGTGTAAAGCAAATTAGAGACTACGCTATGCGAGATTTTAAAGACAAACTCGAGGCTAAAGGTGTAAAAGTAGAAGGTAGCCTTTTAGGTAAAACACTTAGTAAAATAGGTAGTTTTGGTAATTCTTTTTTAGGTACAATAATTATAACAGGTGGTATTTTCGCTATAATGCATTTTCTAGGAATTTATTCACCTCCGCCATTTATAAATAAGACTTTAGGTGATAGAGCTGGTGAGTACATTAATGCCTCAAAGGCGGGGTATGAAACTCTTGCAGGTGACTCAGCTTCGGATAGAGTGGTAACAAGTTTAAAAAATCCAGTAGATACTATTACAGGTGCTGGCGCGACTATAGGTGATATCGCTGCTACAAATGCCCGAGCTGCTGCATCTGACCAAGCTGGTAGAGAAACACTCAAAAAACTGTTTGTTAAATATGCCGATAACCCAGAGATGCTAGCAAAACTTAAAAAAATAGAAGCTCTTAATTACAAATAACTATAAATAATATTATGAAGAATACTAAACAAGATTTAGATTTATTAACAGAGGCTTACGAATTAGTTCAAGAAGGTCTCCTTCAGAGAATTAGATCAAAAGGTGCGCAAAAAGTAGCAGGAGCTAAAGAGACACTTAAAGGTAAAGCTGCTAAAGGGTTAGGTAAGATGATAGGTAAAGTAGCTCCTGAAACCGGAGCCTCTATAGCTAAAGAAGGAGAAAAAAGACTTGGTAAAGCAGGTGGTGTAGGTGAAGAAGCTGGGTATAGATCATACCTTAGAAGCTCAGCTAAAAGTATTACTAGAGATTTAGCTAAGCTTGGTATGGAGGTGACCGATGAAGCAGCTCTTGTTTCTGATATTCAAGCAGCTATTGCTAAAAATCTTAAGAGAGTTACCAAAAAAGGTCAATTTACCACGTCAAAAGGAACTCTTGGTGGTAAGTTAATCTAAACTCTTTCAAGATTAATTATACAAGCAAAGCAGTTAATTTCTTTATCTAAAACAAACGCGCTTTTATAGAGATGATCAGCAATTATTGCGATCATCTCTTTCTTTTTAAGATCTTGCATAGGTTGCTCGTAAAGATAATTGAGATAATCGCGCATTAACGTGTCATAATCACCATAAAAGGTATTTTCGTTCTCAATAAGATGTTTTCGTAATGATAAAATATCTTTCTGTTCAATTGCTGTATGAATAGCTCTCAATAGTGTATTATCCACGCTAACTGAAGTAATAGCTAGCGAGCCATTGATGCAATTCTTCTGAATCTCGTTAATAGCCTTGCGAAGATCGGGAAAATTAGCTTTTACGAGTTCTACAAACTTCTTCTTCTGTGCATCATCTATTTCAATACCTTCTTGTTTAATAATACTGTAAATTCTCTTTACCCCGTCTTCTAGAGTGGGCTTGATATCAAGAAACTGACATCTCGACTGTAGAGCAGGAATGATCTTATGCTTATAGTTAGCTGTAAGAATGAATCGTGTATACTTAGCAAAGGACTCCATAGTATTGCGAAGAGCTGCCTGTGCTTGACTGGTGAGACCATCGCACTCATCTAGAATAACCACCTTTACTTTACCATCAAACGACTTAGTTTGCGAGAAGTTAGTAACTTTATGTCTGATGGTATCAATACCAGACTCGTCAGATGCGTTAATATATAAGAAGTTACACTTTAAAACATCATTTACAATAATTCTCGCTAAAGTAGTCTTACCTGTACCAGGGGTACCAACGAAAAGTAAGTTAGGAATCTCATCTATAAACCCTCTTACAATCTCTTTGTTCCTTTCTGACAGTATAATGTCGTCAAGAGCTTGCGGTCTATACTTTTCAACCCAAATTTTATTGAAATCTAACATATTATTTACCAGATGAACCGAAACCACTAGCACCTCTATCAGATTCTACTGTATCTCCTTCTTCTACTACAACACTATAGTTTTTATATACTACAAACTGTGCAATTCTATCACCTTTTTTAACCTCGTAGGTAATATCTGTGTTATTATATAGCTTAATACCAGCATTTCCTCTATACCCGCTATCAATAATGCCAGGATGAGGAGAAATACCGTGTTTGAACCCAAGACCACTACGTCCTTCAACCTTAACCCAGTATCCTGGCGTAATATATGCAAATTCTAGACCAACATCAACTACAGCGCTATTTCTTGCTTGAATTACCTTATCTTCTACACAATAAACATCAAAACCTGTATCAGATTCATTGTTCTTGGTAGGTAGCTTAGCGTCTAAGTTAGTTTTCTTAAATTTTAGTGTTACATCTGTACTCATATTAATATTATAACTATTGCAATACATAAATCAAGATTAAATATATAGTAATGGATACAGATTTAGATGATGCTGTAAATGATATTTTATCTCAATTAAAAGGTACAGTTACGATCGCCAAAAAACAGCCAGAAGAAGAAATTCTAACTAAGGATCAGCTAGAAGAATTTATAATTAAAAATTCCGGTAAGCTTGTAACGAAATCACTTAATATAGTTGATGATGTAAAGGATTACGTAGCATCTGCACCAGACGCAAAAGATGTAGCAGCATTAGCTGAGCTGATTAGTGCTACTTCGTCAGCGATAGAGACCTTAAATAAGGTTTATATCTCTGATGAACGAAACAAAACGCAAGTAGCGGTAAAGCAAATGGATGTTGACTCTCGTGAAAGAATGAACATTACAGATAACAAGACAAAAATTTTATTATCACGCGAGGATATTATGAAAGCATTAGTCAATGACGATGCTATAGACGTTTAGATCATCAGTAACTGCTAAAAGCAGATCTTAGCCAACCAGGTGCATTTGCTGAGCTTCCTCCAGCACCCCAGCAATTAGGAGGTACAGAGGTTGATCTACCATAAGATATATCGACGTGCATTCCTATACCTCCCATATATCCTGGTCCCATGCCAATACCTGTAGCACCTCTACGACGGCAAGCTTTAACAAAAGACGTTAATAGCGGTATATCCTGTTGATTGCTGCTAGAAAGTCTTCTTCCCCCTGAAGAAATATACATATCTGCTGCCCACCCGTAATTATGTCTTGTAGAACCGGTTCCCCTTCCTGGTAATTGACCCCCACTATATACTATTAAATCTACCTTTACTTCTGCAGCTGCTCCCTGCAATATATCTTCTAATTGCTTTTTAATAGGTAGTGATCTCTTCTTACCAGCAAGGTCGTATCTTATATTACCTGTACCCCTACCAGTACTAGATTCACCACCAGCACCAGAACTACCCTTGCGTAAAATTCTTACCTTCATTCCTGCTAGTGGAGTTGCACCCATCCCGCTAGGCCATCCTATAAATCTATGTCTTACCTTAGTACCATCTGCTAGTGTATAATACTCTACAGAAGGCTGACCATCTGAGCCTATTCCATCTGTACCTCTTTTTGATCTAGCTGCAGTAGACGGTCCATTAGGTCGTTTACCTGTGAGTTGATTTAATAAAAACGGAGTCATATCAAGTCGTACCGCTTGTCGACCAAGAGCGCCCCCTGTATCAATAATATTAACATTTTTAAGAACTTTACCGTTATAGCTTAATTCTGCAACACAGTCAGAAGTTTTTAACCCTTTACCCTTAATATATTTTCTATAATCATGTGATATTATAGCTACACCATGATTGAATTTTTTAGCTTCAAATGCATCAACTTTACCGCTACTAACCCACCCATCGTTAATTAGTTTAACAAATCCGTTTTTAGCACCTACACCGGTTTGTGCTATTTGACCAGGGGTACTTGGACAATATATTACTCCAGGAACATTTCCTACACCAGCTTGAGTGTTTTTATCATTAGCATTACCTTCACCAGAAGTAAATCCGTAAGAATCTGCCCATACTGTTTTACCATCTACAGCTTCTGTATCTTCAATATCATACCATCCTCCGAATATAGTAACTCTATTTACAAAGGTTGTACCAGGTTCTTGTTCACCTATAGTGAATTCATAGAGAACATCTCCTGTATTAGTATTAGCCTCTGTGGCGACTCCTTCTGCATCAGAGCTATAAGAAGATCCACCACCTGTTGAAACGTTATCTGAGCATCCCCCTATACCTAACGTTAAGCCGTTTGATATATCAGATCCACCCTCTGTGATAACCTGGCCTGTTATATCTCTTTCAAAAAGCTGACCGTTATTTTGATCATTAACTTGAGATTTGTTAGATACGTTTAAATTCATATCAGCGTTATAAGGATTGTATCTATAGGCCTGTTCGTATTGTCTAAAGCAATCACCCATAGACCCTGCTACTTTTTCTAAAATCTTAGTAGATGCTGCCGTGTGATCTAAATATGACTTATAATCGGTAGTGAAGATACTACTACCTGCTTTTGTACCACCTCGTAAGGATATTTTTCCTTTCGCTTTTTTAATTAATTCATCTTTATCGTCTTTAGTAAACATATTTACAGACTCTGCAAACGCAGCCTGTCCTATAGCAGCTAATTCAATCGAACTCTTTTGAAATGCGTCAGGTATCTTATTAAAAAGATTTTTACCCATACCACCTATAACAGTGCTAATTTCTCCAAATAATTCTTTAAAAGGAGGCATAGTACCGTTGTTAGTATTTGCTGTAGCTTCTGCTAGTTTACCTACTGAATCAGAAGTAGCTGCAAAATAATTACATGGCGAGTTTAAACAATCTTTTAATGCATCAAGTAATTTATTAATAAATCTTGACTCACCAGGATTATAATCTACCTTACTTTCACCTATTCTATTTACATATCCAAATACATAATACACTCTTTCGATCTGAGAGTGCCATATAGGGTATTGATACATTTTTTTTACATAAAAATTTATAGTAGAAACGTCTAGAGAGGGTCCATTAATAATAAAATCCTCTGTAAATAAATTAGCAGCTTCTATATCACCATTTAACCCTTTATTAAAATTTATAGCTAAGTCAAAATCTATTTTTAAATTCGGATCATCTAAAAGATCACAAAATGGAGAGCTATACTTTAAATACTCTCTGCTAATCGCATATCCGAAAAGTTTTTCAGCAAAGTTATTAGAATATATTAGCATGTAAAATATTTATCTTGAAAATCTGGTTATGTAGTAGTAGGAGGAGGAGGAGGAGGAGGTCCATACTGTTCTACATCCTGCAATGCTTTTCCTTTCGCTCCTGGCAATCCTTCAGTTTCCATAGTCGCGCTAGTATTAATCACTCCGGGTGTTGTATTAGTAGTAATGTTTGCAGACTCTATGGGCGCTGCAGTCTTTTCTGAAGTAGCAGCGACATTCGCAGTATTGGTAGCTGTTGAAGGCTTAGATGTACCGGAAATTAAGTTAGAGATAAAGCTAGAAGTATTATTCTTGTTTATTTTTTGATTTTTATTTAGCTTAACCGCTATAATTTCATTTTGGTAATTTTCTCCGGAAAAAATATGCTTAATAGATATTATAAAATAATAACCACTTATATCTTGAGTCTTATCCTTTACTTCTTGATTCTGCTCTACTTTAACCTGAATAAAGTAACCAGCTTCTCTGTAGAGGTTGCCAGGTACTTTAAAGGAAATAGCTGTATTATCATATATAAAGCTCTTTAACACCATAGCTTTAATAGCGTCTTTCCATTCTGCTATTTCGGGTATTACCGTAACTATAGCATTAACATTAGATGTATTTTCTACACCTGGAGAAGACTCAGAACTAGCACTTAAGTTAGAAACTGTGGTGCTTATGTTTCTGTCTGGTAAATTAGAGGTGTAAGTATCGCCTAGAACCTGTGATTCGAATAAATTTTTAGCATATTCATAAGGATATACATCTGTACTTACTACACCATCTACAGAGCAAGATTGAGGTGCTATATTATAATCAACCCATTTTTTTGCTAATACCTCCTTTAAATTAGGTCTAATAATATCATACTTATCTATAAAATTTGATCCGAAGGTTACCGATGAGGTCGCATCACCAGCTATAAAAGTTTCTAGCAAGTATTTTGATAAATCTACATCTGTACTACCGCTAGAGATTTTAGTATAAAACTCACTAATAAACTTACCTAAATTCGTTAGTTTGTATTTTCTTTTAACGTCTTTATTTTCATATACGTTGTGTATTTGTAATAATCCTGGAATACCTTCATCAAAGTAACAGTGTCTCATCAACAGTCTTAAAATTTCATAGCAAGATTGCGTCTGTTTAACTATACTACCTGCAGGTGCTGGTACATTAGTATTTAAAATATCTCCTGTGTCCCTTTCCACCTCAAAAACATTTTTTATTTCTGTTTCTCCTAATCCCGTCAATATTACCTTTTTTATATAATCCGAGCAGGTTCCGTCTCCTAAATCTTTGTTTTCTATAAACCTATTTCTTAAGTACCCTACATTAAACTCTTCAAAAGTAAAAGTTAGTTTTTTATCTACTATATTATTAGAATTTTCACCAGCTTCTCCAATAATAGCCTCAAAAGCTAATTTTATAGGTAATGCGCCTGATGTCTCTGTATCCTTATTATTAATATCGATAATTAATAAATTAATATCATTACTAATATCAAAAAGTTCTAGTTTTTGTAAAATACCAAAAAAGTTAGATAAACTAATTGTACCTCTCAATCCTGGAAATGATAGGCTATCTTCTATTTCAAGATATTCTATTATACTTTTGGGTATAGGAAATATAGATCCCTTATTGTTGCTGTTTGCTAAAAAAGCATTAAACTCATAGGTACTATTGTTAATAGTTACATAGTTACTCATTTTGGTATTTGTGTTTGAATACTATCAACTACCTGCGTTATATAGTCTGGCTTTACGTACTCTATTTCACTTCCTGCTTCCGCATAAAATATATTTTTTGGTTTATTTAGAAGAAATAATAGCCACCAAAGATATTGTGTACCATATAATTTGTAAGAAAGAGTTGTCCATGGAAGCTTAACATTAATATCTAACTTACCAACAATATCTCTATCAAGAGTATCAGGCATTTCGATCTTTTTAAGTATATTATAAAAATAATAAAAATTATTAGATGATTTTTCTATTTCATAGACCTTAAAAATATTCTCATACCGTTCTTGCTCTAAAGAGGGTAAACTTAATATATTAGATTGAAAATCTCCAAATTCTTTCATATATTCATTCTATAATTATTGAGCTAGCACCAAATCCATCATCCACCATGGTGTTACCTATATTAGCTAGCAAACTAGTAAATGTAAGATTTACTTGATATGCTTCAGGTATAGGAGGCTTAACAGTCTTACCGTTAGGTAGTGTTACATCTAATAACCTTTTAGTTCCTACAAAGTCTACAGTCATATCACTTATATAAGCATAAGGCACAAACCGTACACCAGGAACATATACAGAATATAGCTTAGGTGGTAAAATTCTCGAGAACGATGTTCTATACGGCTTATTTTGATAGGATAATATCCAGAGAAGCTCGTAATTTTGAACATAAGGTAAATAATTTTTACTAGTAAAGGTATTAAGAAGTGGAAAACTTATAGTAAACGTTTCTCCTTCACCAGGATACTGGAAGTATTTAGGTTTTTCAATATATGTCCCTGGTGTGAATAAATTACCCGTTGCAGCTGCCGTATCAACAAACGGCATGAGTGTATCTGTTACTACTCCTGCTCCAAACCCGGGATTTTGCTGAGCCGCATCAAATCTGTTACTTTGCTTAATAAAGCTACTATCTAAATACGGTAGTACGTACTTAAAGGATGTAGGCTGTGTAAAGTAAATGCCTATATAAGATTGAAGTAAATCGCCTAGTAAAGACTTATCATTAGCAGTAGATGCTAGACTTGTTATTTTTGATCTAAATTTATCGAGTTTAGCCTTAGCAGATTCTGCAGTAGCACCCGCATCCGGACTTATTTTTGCCAATATAGATGTGAGTTTATCCGCTATATTATCAATATTTCCAGATGATGTTAACGCATTTACATAATATAGAGCTGAAGATATTAAAGAGTTTTGTTGCAGCTCCCTTTCTACTAGATAGCATGCCGGTACTTTATCTAAAACTTGATGTTTAGGTGAAACTGTCCAGGAGAAATCTTTACGCACATCTATATACCCCCTAGGTACTAATTTATGATAATTATCAGTATTAGGTATATGCATTTTTTCAACAGACCCTACCTTAAACAATGGGGTTGTTGTTTTCTCTGTATACGATGCGTAGTAGGGCCCGGGCATATTAAATTGTTGCTAAATTACCAGCAAAGTTAAAACTAGGTGATGTATCGACATCAAATTCCGATCTATTAAACTTCACTAAATTGTTAGTACCTGTATTAGCTCTGTTAGACTGCTGAGCTGGTCTATTATTTAATTTCTGAAGCAGTAAATTAGCGTTATATGTATTTTCTACTATCTTCTGTAATAAGCTTACTTGCTTTCTCGATTCTATTAAGATCTGTCTAGTATCAGTTATTAAAGCATCGTCTTTTCTACCCAAAACTCGATCTATCGATCCTCCATCTTTGAATCCCAAGACATTATCTTGATTTGAAAAGTTAACAAAATCACCGCGCTTACTTACTAAGAAGTCATTCGCCTTTTTACCAACTCCAAAAAAGTTTTTCGTAGCTTCCCAAGCGCCACCTACCTTCTCACTTATTGTTGAAGCGCCTTTTTTCACTCCCGCTTTTACTCCTTCATATGCTTTATATGGAGCTGATTCCTTTACCATTTGTTTACCTTTATCTTTAATATAGCCTACTGGGTCGTTTATAACCTCTCGAGCTGAATCAGAAGTCTCTCTAGCAGAAGCTGCAGCACTACTCACCTCGGCAGCTGCAGCAGACACAGAAGCAGCTGCACCAGCTATAGCAGCTGCAGCAGCATTTATCGCACCTATACAAGCCGCGCCAATAGACCTGACCTGAGATATCACCTCACTAGTTATCTGATTTAGTTTATCTTTTATAACTCCTGTTATTTCTGTTAACTTTTCATTAATACTTTTTTCAAGGCTTTCGCGTAGAGCAGTGAGCTGTTCTTTTATTATACCTATAAGTTGTTCTTTCAATTGAGGCCAAACCTGCTCTCTGAATTCTTTTACCATTTCACTAATATTTTTTACCAGCTCATCTGTATTAGTTACAATACGCAAAGCAGCGTTACCTAAGAACTCACCGTGTTCGGCTATCCAATCTGATAGTTTACGGAAATTCGCTATAATGGCCTCTACCTCAGGAGATTCAAGAAAATCCATAAAGCGATCTGCTACTACTATTGCTCTATCAAAGGTACTTTTAAAATCTTTAAATATACCGTTAATATCCCACTCTTCTAACTTTTTATTAACCCAGTCACTTACCGATTGCCACACATTTCCTAATTTCATCTTTATCCAATCCCACAAAGACTGCTCACCTTCTTTAGGTTTAAACATTTCTTTAATAGATCCCTTTAAGTCCTCCCAAGCATCTGATAAAAATTTCATTTTATCTGGAGCTTCAAAAAAACTTTTTACCCAATTAAATGTAGCTTTAAGTTTTTCCCAAACCCATGAAAAGGCCTTTTTCACTGTATCAACGATACCAGCTATAACCTCATATGTTTTAGGAAAAGTCTCCTTAAACCACTTTAAGAAACGAGCCTTTAAATCATCTACAATAGATACTATAGGATCAAATATCGCAAAAAGCGTATCAGTGATAACATTTTTGCCAAAGAATTTCTCTATAAAAGGTTTTGCTAGTTTATAGAGTGATACATAATTAAGAACTTTAAAGATAGAGCCTATAACCTTGCCTATCATACCTAGTATACTAAATCCTCCTCCTTGTTGCACTGGTCCTCCTGTTACAGCCGCTACATTAGGTCTAATAGCAGCTGGCGTTAAATCTTCGAGCTTACCTTTAGATGCATAATTACCTATACCTAAAGCTTTACCAAATTCTATAGCTTTTTGACGCTCACGTGATTTTTCACGTGGTGTAAGTACAGGGCTCTCCTCTCTTTTAAAGGTGCTACCGCCATCAGAAGGTATAATGCTCTGAGTACCTTTAATCTTCTCACCCAGTATATTAATTTGCTGGGTGAGTCTTTCTATAGGCCTTTCTAGTCTATCTTCCACATTATTATTTAATCGCTAGTCAGCAAACTAACGTCAAGTGTTAGATCGTCGCCTTGTATCTTTAAATAATTGTCGTCATAATTCTTAATTTTTGTAATAGTAGATAGAATCTCTTTATTAAGAGCTAACGGTAGCACATCTACCACGTCTTTCTTATTCTTAAGAGATAGTGTGCTAAATTCTATGACCTCATCGTTAAATTCAACACTTTCAATATACTTAAGAATTTCGTAAGCATACATAATGTCTACAACATCAGCAATCTCTTCGGCTTGCTTATTTTTAATCTCCTGAGCACATTTTTGATTAATAGCTGTATCAGTCTTCAGAGTAGGTATAGAGAGCTTCACATTAATACCCTTATAATCTATATCTAAATTTGGAGCTTTTGGAATCTCTACGAATGAACTTGTTAAATCGTAGGTTTTACCATCTTTAATATATGTCGATCCTAGAGCGTTATTACGTAGTTGAAGAATAATGTAAACTCTATCTTGAATGGTAAATTCGACTGACTCTTCACAGTTTTCTTCTAAGATGGTGGTTATTGTGTTGAAAAATAATAGTGTGCCGTGAACTCCTGCTAAGCTAGCTTTTAGAGCATCTTTTTGCTGTCTAACAGAAAGCGGCTTAAATTTAACCGCTTTATTAATAGATGGTACTATAATATTGATTGTTTCCTTATTAGCTAAATCTTTTAAATCAGAAATAAAGCTAGATACATTGTTACTCATAAGGCTATTTATATACTATGTTGCGTTTTTAAACTATCGTTTTGCTCTTTAATTTCAGCGTTAAGTATATTAAGTAATATCTTACTATCTATAGGAGGTAAAGAATAAAACAAATTACTGTCAGCTTTCATCTTATTAACAAAGACATAGAGCATTTCAAAAAAGGATACTGTATTAAAGCCGTATATATTAGAAATAAAAGATATTAAATTAGAAGAAATTAAATTAAAGGAGATCTTATCCATATTAAACTCTGTGTTTTCTTCGACTACTATAAAATCTTCAAATGCCTCCGTTATATCTTTAAAATGATTATATAAAACAGATAAGCATTTATTAGGCAAGAAATTTAAAATTTCTGTTTTCTCTTCGCTAGATATATCATCAAATAAAACAGTCTTATTGTTTAAAGTTAGAGAAACTATAATGCTATCTAAATAACTATCAATATTTGAGTAGAACAAATTATCAGGGTACCCTAACTCTAATTGTATACCGTCAACATTATAAATTTTAGTTTCTAATTCTATTTTATCTAAATTAGCTAAGACTTTATATAAAGATAGGGTTATTTCTTTATCTTGTGATAGTATAGTTATAGATTCATCTATAAAGAATATCCTTAAAGCAATAAGAATATAAAATTTATCTATACAGTTAAGTTTATGCGTTATCTTACTAAAAACTAAGGTTTCAAACAAACTCTCTAACCCCTCATAATCATTAATAGCGCAATACTTTATAATCTCTTGATACTGTCTATTTGTTATACCTTCTAACCGCACATCTTTACCGGATGGCGTAGTTATAGGTACGGTAAATTTCGTTAAACTAGACATAGAGGGTTAACCTAATAGTCTTGTAGTACTGTAATGCGTAAACGCAAAAGAAACCCGCTTTAATAAATCACTATAGTCCATTCCTTCGGTTTTAAGGTTATCACCTTCTACTTGAAATGGTACTACATTATGAAAGGTAAAGTGTTTTCTAACCTTTAATTTTCTATTAACAATATTTGTTGAAGAGGTAGAAGACTGTGAATCTCTTGAAAAAAGATAAGCCTCAACAGTACATTTTATATTGGTTGATGTATCTCCATCATCTATAAGGCCTTTATGCGAAGCAGCAATAATCCACGGTCTTATAAAGTAATCAACAAAATCAATATTTGTCTCTAGAAAGGTAATGCCTAGATTATTTGAGCCACCATATCCTGATCTTGTGTCACCGTAATATCCTGGTAGAAATCCTCCATTGCCTACCTCAAGATTTCCAACATTAAAAGAATCTTGTGGAAAATTTACGTTCTGTGCTAGTAAGAATCCAAAGTTATCTGAACTAAAAGACTCTATACTAGCTGCATCAGGAGTAGTCCATTCATCTCGTCTACGCTTCTCGTAGTAATCATTAACAGCGTTAATGTTATCACTATCTACACCATATATATCAATAGCCCAAAGAAACTTAAGAGGTATATCTGAAGACCAAGCTTCAGATAATAAATTGAGCCTTTCTCTTATAGGACCTACAGCCACAAGATTATTTATTAACCTTCTACGGTATAGAAGTGATATGCAAAGGTCACATCAATAGGCACTGTATTACCAGTACCTTCAGCAATATTATAACCAATATTTTCTATGCTTCTGATAGAAACGCCGTTCAACTTATACTTACCACCTTTAATTACTTCAAGCTTTTTATCTAACTGCTCAAGAATGATATAACTATCAATATCTGGAGTACCATAACCACCAGTTGATGATTGATCATCAAATAGCTGGCGTGAAGCTTGTTCAAAATAATTTCTTAAATTGCTATTAGCATCTAAGTAGAATGATATTGGATAGCTTTCTGAGCCTGGGTAAGTTGCTGCACCAGGTACATTTATATTCAAGCCCATATATGGTACAGCTACGTTAGTTATAGCTCTTCCAGGTAGAGCTGCTGTTTTTGCATAGACGAGATCACCATCACCAAGCTCGGTGACTCCTTGTAATTTCAAAGATGTAACTCTGAATAAGAAGTCACGTGAGAAGTCTCTAGCTGCTGCTTGTCTGTAGAACTGCTGAATGTTTTGATTTACTGGCATAATATTATTTATTCTATTGGATTAACCTCCCACTAATTCTTGGAAGTTGGTATCTGTTCTTGTTGCGTAGAAGTTAACAAGGATGAATTCTGCAGCCTTGACCGGTTTCAGATAAATGTCAACAACTAATTCGTTGTTATCAATAACTTCTGGTGTATTGTTACGCTCATCGCAAACGATGAGGTAGTCATATAACCCATCTGCTACTTTGACTCTTTCAAAGAATGGTATGAGTGTATTAACAACTCTTGTTCTTGTAAACAATGTGTTGTTCTCGAATAAGAAGAACTTCATTACTTGCTTCGTTACCTTTTCAAGATATAAGAAGTTTCTACGTACGTTAATTCTATCAAATGCACTTGGCTTCTTAAGAAGTGTCTTTTGTCCAAATACTACCAAGCCTTGATCTGGGAATTTAGTAATCGGGTTAATGTTAATCTTATAAAGCTCATCACGTTGTCTTTGATTAGGTGAAATCGCTAAATCAATAGCATCTGTAATTATACCTCTATTAAATCCTGCTGGCGCACCCCATGGTCCGACATCTGAGTCTGTAGATGCAAGCTTAGCAGCGATAAAGCCGGAAGACGGAACGTAAATGTATAGACCACTATAATCATCATATACCTTCATGTAGTTAGCATATGTAGTAGCATACGAAGTATTGATATTTTCAAACTGGTGTCTTAGCGCCCAGTAAATATCGGTTGAGAAGTTCTTAGAAGGATCATCTATGACCTTTGATTGTTTACCAGTTACTAATATTTGTCTGATTGGATCAGCTACGAATAAGCAGTCACCTCTACCACCATCTTTAATTGGTCCGCAGAAAGTTACAAACTGACTAGCAATAGTAGTGTAGTAATCTCTAACATCTGTATCTACTAGTGTATTAGATGTTCTAAGAGCATCGAACTTAGCGCTCGTCTTTGTATCATCAAAGAAACCTTGACTTGTAGCGCACACTGTAGCCCAGATAGTGCCTAAACCGCCTTCTGCTAGAACATCAAGATCAAACACTTCATCATTTTTAATACCGTCAAGTGCACGGGTAAGCTTTTGAGGTAAATTACCTACTTCTTTTTGATTTAATTTTACTTCACCGTATGCTCCAAGCGGGAATAGTGAGTCAGCATATCCTAATGCTGTAGCTGCAGCGTCAAATGCTGTGAGATTAACTCCAGCTACAGACTGTCCTAATGTAGGATTGTCTGATAATAAAGTTCTTAATTGATTTGATATAACTCTAATTTTCTTTTTAGGTGTTCCGTCACTATTAAGTTGAATACCTGAAAATACATCAGAAATATATGGATTAACTAATATCTCTACATTTCTAGAATCATTTTCTACATTTTCTAAGAAGAAGTTAAGAGGTTGGCCGCCATTTTCACTATTTACTTGTCTATAATAACCGATAGAGCCGTTGTATCCCTCTTCCAGCAAATAATCTAGTTTAGTAGCATCGTTAGAAAATACTGATTGTCTAAGCTTGAACACTCCAACATTAAGAGTATCGTCGAAATCTCTGGTAGAAATATCATACCCTGTAATTTTCTCTTCCATTACTTGCGAAACAGAATTTTGTGCTGGGTTATTTCCAAACGCTGGTGTAGCAGTTAACGAGAAGTCAAATCTGCTGCTAGGTATTGTAATGTAACTGGTAAGACCTGTAGATTGTGCAGATTGAGCTACAGTAGATACCGTTCTAATAGCATCGTAACTACTAGCAGGATTTATGTTAGTATTATCAGCAATACCTACATAGTAACCATTAAACTTGCCATCGATTACAGACTGACCTTTGTTAATAACAATAATACCAGCAGCTGATAAGCTAGCAACACTGTTAAAGGTAGCAGATGATTGTTCACCCCAACCGTTAGTAAAAGTTGTACCATTAACTAACTCAAGATACTGAGATTCTGTTAAATTAAATTGAGTTGGCTTACCTACTAAATATGTACCAGATGTAACATTAAAGGTTGAAGAGCCAACAGTTGAAACTGGATATGCTAGTACTGAGTAAAGGGATCCAAAGCCTTGACCTGACCCTGCACCGTAAGGTAATCTGTTAACTTTAAGTCTAGCTGTTGAATTTAATGTTGCTTTAACAGTGTGGTAGAAGTATCTCTCTGCTGGTGTTTTAGGTGTGCCGTAGATATTTTCAAACTCAGTAATTGAGCCTATATCTACTACTTCATCTAAAGGACCTTGATCAGCATAACCAGTAACATAGACATTTGTCCCTGCACCTGCTGGTACTCTTAATGATAAATCTCTTTCTCTAATCTCAACACCAGGAGAATTTATTGTACGTTTAGCCATGTAATTATTTATAGAATTTCGGATGAAAATTACGAATTTAACATCGAAATATATAATTGTGAGTAAACGAACGTAAATGATGATTCTATTTCGTTAGATTGCCTGTAGTTATAGCTTATTTCATCAAGATCAGTAGGAAACGCTTTGGTATACTTAAACTCTACTACAGGCTTCTCATATTCATCTAAACCAAAGATAGATATATCTGTTTGATAGTCTCTAAATACCTCATCTTCTATTAATTCATTTGCATCAAAAAGGCCTGTTCGCTGATCATGCATTAGATTCAACCACGAATACATAGTCCAGTAATTGTTAAACATGTTATCAACGGTAAAATTAACCGTTACAGGAGGATATGAGTTTTTACTATGAGTGGAATTATATAATGTACTGCCACCATAACGTATTTCTAACGCAGGCACTGTTATTCTTGGCACTATTGACCCGTAAACTGAAAACTGTACAGAATCCTGATTAACAACTGTATTGCCTCTATCATCACGTGTGTTAATAGATTTTAATGCGTTTGGTAATTGAAATACCAGCTTAAACTTATCAACGCGCGACTTATTTAAGCTCGATTGTATGTACGTATTAGCTGCCATATGGTTTCCATCCTTGCGAAATTAAGTCATCCATTTCAGATAGTTGTTCTGAGCCATCACCACCAAAAACAATAGGTGTAATAGCATTTGTATTTATTCCAGCTACTTCGTTATCTAAGTATATTGAAGTGGGGTTCTCAAACATAGCTATACCGAAATCCATAGGTTCAATGAGTAGGGGCTTGCCTTGATCGTCCAACTCTACAATATCGAAATATCTTTCTGTTATTTCTTTTTCGAGAATATACAAAGCATATAAAAATGACATTACCCTATCATCATGTGACCCTGATTTCGCTTTCCAAATACCATTAGGATGCCTTACAAAGTCTTTAAATTCTTTGAGAGTTTCTATATCTCTAAACTCTACAACCCGCATTTCATTAACAAAGTATCTCATATTAATAACACCTTTATACTTTGTATTAGTATGTGCTATCATACCCATTTGTGGTCGTGTTCTGTTTGCTACTTTAGATCCATACGAGACTACTTTTTCATATCCCATATCAAATGCAAGTCTATCAACAACTTGTGCACCACAGTTATTACGTTCAATTAAAGCTAAAGGCGATCCCCAGTTTCTAAGTATAGAATATACTTTATTTGCAAACTCTAAAGGTGGTATTTGTCTATTATGATATACTGCTACTTGTTTAATAGCTCTAATATCAGTTATATCTAATATTTGAATTACAGAAGCATCTATACCGACTCCTTCAGATATATCAACGCCTGCGACATAGACTCTAGACGGATCTGGTTCTTCCCATATTTTGTAATGACCATCGTCTAAAATTATCTTAGCATCAGTACATTTTTGAGATAACTCATAAAATAGTTCTTCATCAATAGAAGAGTCTCCTAGAGATAGGAATTGACATTCATACTCCTGTAAGAATGATTCCATACTACCGAGAGCTCTTAATTGCTCTTGTTTCCATTTTTCATCTCTACCTGGAACCTCCGACCATATAACGCGCTCGTATACAAAGCCGTTCTCGTTTTTTTCAGCTCCATCAACCAACCGGTGAAACAGATTACCAGTGCCATTAGGCGTAGATGCAATTAACACTTTAGATTTCTTCGATCTCGAGATAGTCGGAAACACAGAACGCCAGAAATCTTCTAATATTGATTCAGGTTCAATGAAAGCCATCTCATCAATAATAATACAGTTAATAGAAGCACCACGAGCTGCAGAGCCTGTCGTTGTACTAATACTTATACGTGAACCATTTTCAAACTCACAAGACGTTTTACCATATTCTTTTACTCCTGGCTTAATCCAGTTAGGCAACTCTTCATATGCTAATCTAATTCGCCGGAAAATTTCAATAGCAGTAGCTTCCTTGTTAGCTACGATAACAATATTTTGATAATCATTAAAACAGGCAATCCAAAGAGCGTAGATAGTTAACACGGTCGTCTTACCGACTTGACGACTAGCTAGTAATATAGCCTTTCTATTATCTCTGATAGTTCTTAAGCAGCGCTTTTGATAAGGAAATAGTTCTATACATACCTTACCTGCATCAGGATCAATAATATAGAAGAAATTTTCAGCAAAGTGTAATAGGTTTTGCTTACTCTTTTTAAGATGATTAACCATCTCTTTGGTATACTCACCTTTCCAGTGTTTGTTTGGTAGGTTTGGATTACCTAAATAAAATTCATTTTTAGTAGAGTTTGATGGCATTTGTATAAATAATTATATGTCGACTACGAAAAAGAAAGACTTAAACAGCCTAGGAAATATTTATGGTGATATTCTTAATAATGTCAAACGTAATATAGTTAAAGAATCTAAAGTAAAAGAAGGAGAGATTGGTGAATCGCCTTTATTAGATGGTGGTCCACAAGAAAAAGGTGGATTTGTACCAGCTAAGCTTGATAGAAAAAAGATGTCTAAAAAGGAATTAGATGATAATCTATATAAAATGAAAGATCTTTCTTATGATGATGACTCTCAAGACAATGAAGAAGATGAAGAAATTCCCCTAGAAAGTAGAAAAATTGCACGCGAGAGCCTAAATAATTTTATGAGCAAAAAATCTATATTTGATAGACTTTACGAAAACGTCATTGGTCAAACTGAAGGCCCACAAGGTCCTGAAGATACTTCTATGGAAGAACTTGATGCACTTGGTATTGAGGGTGATACAGAAGGTGAATCTGATGAAATTACCATTACACTTGATCGCGAAACTGCACAAAAGCTTCACGACGTCTTAATGCCGCTTCTAAGTGGTGAAGATGAAACAGAAGGCGAAGGTGAAGGCGAGTATGAAGGTGGTGAAGAGGATTACGAATCAATGGGTGGTTCAGAAGAAGACGAAGAAGACTTCGGACACGCTGTTAATGCACCTAAAGAGCCTAACATGGGCAAGAATAACAAAGTTGGTAACCTTAGACCACAATCTGGTGGTGCTTCCTCGAAATACACTGATAAAGTCGGTGATGACGGTGATCACGGCCACGCTTTAGTTAATGCTAAAGAGCCTAATTATGGTAAGAATAACAAAGTCGGCAGTCTTAAGACTGGTAAATCAATGTTCGAGCAATAATACTCAAATATAAACAATTTAAAAGGCCTGGTAGTTCATCTATCAGGCCTTTTTTATTAAATATAAACGTAATGACCTCTTTTAAACGCTTTTTCTTAGAGTACTATAAAGGAAATCCTATACTAAATCCTAAAATGGTAAACGGTAAGGATCCTAATAGAGCTCTAACAGGTAATCGTAAACATATTACTTCAGTAAGAAAAGAAGAGGAGTATGCAGATCCCCTTGTAAAAAGTGTAGCTCTTGGTCACGCTACTAATCAATTAGTACCTTATCAAAGACTAATGAAAATTTTATCTATCTATAAAATTGATCCCGAATCAGGAATTAAAACTTTAGGTAATTCAAAAGTCGAAGTAGTCTTAGATTACGGCCCTGATGGTAAATTATTTGGAAAACTAAGAAGGAGAGTGAAAAATGTCATGTAATACAAATAGAAATGTATCTATAACTACAGCATTTGCTGCAGTGGCAAATCCTGCTTGTGGGCAGTTCTTTAATCCAGGTAACTTCTCTGGTGAACAAGTTATATACGATACAGCGTTTAAAGATCTTATTAACAACTTTGGTATACCTATTAACTATTATGTTAATACTTTTAATCTAACAGGAGGTGCTGATCCATTATATGGTGAACATCCAACTAGTAAATATACAGGTCCCTATGAACTGTTAATGTATATAGAATTAAACGAAAATGCTATTAACTTAACAAAGTTTGGTTTTGCATCAGATGACGAATTAACTGGTTATCTTCATATACAAACATTTACTAGTAAAATGAGCGCATTAAATTATGATACTTTTGCGCAATCTGTTGAACCTAAATCTGGCGATATTTTAGAATTGACTGCACTTGGTTGTGATAGACCTAATGGTAGGGGATCAAAATGGTTTGAGATTACTGAAAGAGTTGATCAGGATATAGCTTCTTTGAATCCACTGTTAGGTCACTATGTCTATCGTGTACGTGCTAAGAGATATGAGCCTTCTTTTGAGCCTGGACTATCTGGTGAAAGTGTTAATCAGCAGGTCTTTGAAAATTCCTTTAGTGGTGTTGTTTCAGCAAATATACCAGGCGTTAGCGCCTCAGAGGCTAAACCATATAACTTTGATGTAGATAATGAATCTAAAACAAGAGTATTAGATATGTCAGTTAATAACACTGATATATATGGTAATTACTATTAAGCTAGAGGAACTAAATTATTTTTCCTTATATATAATTCAAGCTCTTCCTTGCTATCAGCAATATGCTGATAGATCAACTCATTATCAGCA